GGTACCTGATTTCGAATAATGTATTTTAAAACAATTGCTCGGGGTTTCAATACCAGTAGATAATGACACATGAACACCTATATCTCGATCAACTTGGATTATCTCTTTGTTTGTCCAATTTCCCTTACGGTCAAACTCAAGGATTCCCGTACCTGCATACTTGTTTATTAGTTCCTGTGCTTCTTCTGCACTGATGGTTAGATAACTTGGTCCAAACAGTCCTTTTGCTCGATTTTTTTGCTGGTACTCTATAAAACGTTTATGGCCTTTTAAATGTTTCTCATAACTCTCTTTCTTCATTTTCAGGTTATATTTACCATTAATAATACCATGTTTAATTTCATTTTCAATATCACTTTTTGTTTTTTTCTTCGCACCGCTTAGTCTATTTTCCTTCCAGTCTTCAAATGTCATACTTTCAAGTTTTTTTGAGTCAACCTTCTCTACTCGTTTCACGGAATAAGTTAGAAAACAGCGACAGTTTATGTCTTCGCCCGGATGTCCCAATTGTCCAGGTGCTGAACCTTTTCCGAGCTTGCCTACAAAGTCATTTTCAACCGGGATCTTTTTCCCATTTAGCATTCGGTGATCGGCTGCATGTTTAGCGTCTTTCTTCCCGATACCTCTACCAGGACGAACACGCTCATCTTGCATAGTGTTCCATTCTTTCATCATGATGACACCATTTTTATTAGCGTGAATAGCCGCATCAAGTTTCCCGCTCTCTTTGACCCGATGGGCTTCTGTCCTTACAATTCTAATAGCTTTTACGGTATCGCCTTCCAGAGCACCTTTGATTCGGTTGGCCATCTTTCCATATGTCTCACCTTTCACCAGTCCTTGCGTAATCTCTTGTTGAATGGTGTAGACGATATTAGCTCTGTTCTTCTCTAATCGATCGGATAGAGTCAGTCCGCTAATGGGATTTTCGATCATTGCAGTGATAACTTCTGCAGCAACAGCAGAATATGCAAGACGGTTTAATGTATCGGTTTCAACCGCCCATGCGGTGAGATAGTACCCATCAATATAACTATCGCCTAAAACTTCGTAAATGAGGGATTTCAGGTGTTTGTAACGGATACCTAGTAATCTATCAATCTGTCTCATAAACTTTGTCAAACGGTCATACTTTGCCATTTCAGCATATGTCAAAACTCCGCCTGTTTCATATTTTTCATAGAGTTTAGCCAGCATCTTACGAATTTCATTGAGTGTGACGGCATATTGAGTAGCAATAGCAAGTTCTGATGCCTCTACACGTTCATTGACAAGCCGTTCAATTTCTTCGGCTGACTTATCCAGATTGCTCATTTACATCACTTTTTCGTGACCGCTTTGTTTTTGTTTTAGGAGTTTCCGTTTCCTCATAACCTCCTGTTTTAAGCAATCGTTTACCTTGACCTTCAGAAACATACCAAACGTGGCCAGTCTTGATATTTCTAACCCACATTCCATGCACCTCCTGTTGCAAAAATAATAGGCTGTCAATTAACTAGACAGCCTTATGCTGGACGTTGAGCACTTAATACAGCCAATGCTTCAGGACGTACAACTTTTGCTCCGTATAAATGCAATCCTTTCACGGCATCAGCAAATCTTTTCTCTGGCCGGTATGCTTCGACTTGGTTTACTTGTTCTGCAAAAGACCAGCCAATGTTATGACCTGCTATGATCTTATAGTTTTCTTTTACACCATTCTCGGTGTTTGCTGGCACCTTGGGTGTATTGTTAGATTTTAAGACTAAAAAGCCGGCTGCTTGTCCAATTACACCGTTTAACAAACGTTGATCAGAAGGCAAATTACCTGCTTTTACAAAACGATCATCTTTCAGCATTAAGCCTTCATACCATGGGGGTAAAATTACGAAACGGCCTTGTTCCGGCACATCTGCTTCATCCAATTTAACAGACAAGTCAACAAGATATTCGTACGCATCGTTTTTTGTTGGCTCAACTGGAGTAGTATCGTCGCCAATTTTATGCAGCGCATCAACATAGTGAGAAGCAATGAATTGGTCCGCAGCATTCCGCAACGCATAAGCCGCTTCTCTCATTGCTTCATCCATGAGTTTTGGATTTTGTTGGATTTTATCCACATCATCTACTTGGAAATTAAAATATTTTGCTTGGTCAATAACAAGGGTGCGCGTTTCATCAGTTAGTGTTTCCGGATCGTCCATGTCTTGGTTTTTTGTGTAATCACCAACAGAAATACGCCCAATGTTATTAATTTTGACAGTGTCACCAAAATTGCGAATTTCTCCTTCATAATCGCGGTTAATAACACCTGCTTGTCCATACACAAGTGTTTTTTGTAAGTTTTGAAGCAAGCGAGCGCTCCAAACTGTAGGAATAAAGTTATTAATTGCCATATAACATCAAACCTCCTATTTTCCTTGTAAGAATTTTTCGATTTGCTCCCAGTTCTTGTTGATTTCTTCGGGAGTCATTTTTTCAATCGCTTCTTTTGTGAGTGGTTGTCCTGGCGGTGTAGTTGGGTTTGGATTACGGCCGCCTTCTTTGAATTTGGATTCAACTGCCTGTTGCACTGCGGCAGAAAACACTTCTTCCAGTACAGCAAGGTTTTTCATCGTGCTGTCTTCATCTTGACCGATGAAGAAATCGACGAGTTTTGCTGGCAATTGCTTTTCCGTCGCAACAGACAATGCTTTGTTTCTCAATGATTCACGAATCTTTTCTTGTTCGATTTGCTCAAGTTTTTGTTTCAACTCACGCAGCTGCTTTTGTTCTTCGGTTTCGGGCGGGAAGCGTTTTGCAATCTCTTCTTCCAGCTTTTTTGGAAGTGTCTTTTTCTCATAAGTTTTGATTGCTTCTGTCACGCGTGAATCCGTGAGTGATTGCAGCCACTTTTTTGCATCGTCATTTTCGTTGACGAACTTCTGCACCACATCAAGTGTCAATTGCAACCCTTGTGTGTTGCCAGGTTCGTCTCCTTGTCCGTTTGGTTGCCCTCCCTCTCCTCCTTGCTGTTGTCCTGCTTGATTTCCTTCTCCGCCGTCGCCGCCTTCTGCAAAAAATTGAAGATTGAGACGTAACGGAAGTTTTATAGATTTATAAAACGGTTGCTTTTGGATTTCCATTTTCATATCCTCCTTGCCCTTCACGGTTGCTTTTGCCCCCGCAAAGTTCAATTTTTATTTCATGTTGTTCTTTAACGCCTGCAACATGAAAAAAAGGCAATAAAAAAAGCCCCTCATTATGAGTTGCTATTTATTGTTTGCTACATATTGAATGTCATTGATAATTGCTTGAGAAAGTCCTAGCTTTTCAAGAAAACTAATAGTATTGGTAAAACCACACACAAACTCACCCGACGTTAATTTCACACCCATTACCAATCCTTCAATCTGCCCATCATGATACAATTCGGTGAGTTTATGAATTAAATTGGAAACGGAATTGCTATTTAGAGAAACAATTTCAGCCATTACACTTCCTCTTTCCATAAAATCATTCATACAACGGGCGAGTTTTTACAATATCCATCGCTTGCTCGTCTGTGAAGCCGGCATCTAACAAACTATCATACTTAGCCTTTAACAATTTAGCATTCAATGCAACGTTTTGGATAAAATATGGCAGTTTGCTTTTCATATCGTCTAAAGCCATTTCCAACTCAATATTAGTGATTTTTCCGTTAACTTTATCAGCCATTTGTAATCGTCTCCCCTTCCTCAATTTTTGTTTCATCATCAAAATCATCTAAATCAATGCTGCCTTCACGTTCCTGCTGCATTAATTCCAACTCGTAATCTACGTCATCAATGTACGGAATGTTGCTAAGCAACGTTCGGTCCGAATGAATTCCCTTCATTTTCGAAGCGTAGTCACCGATATATAGCAGATCGATAGGAACATTTCTCTTAAATTCCCAAAATATATTGAGATAATTTAAATTAATATTTTTCCTTTCCCATGCACTACAAAGAACCTTAAATTGTTGACGTAATCCCTTACTAAATTTAAGTGCTTTTTTACCTGCTTTGTTTTCAAGTGCAAGCATTTTCCATTTTCGACTTTCACCGGTTTGACCGCTGCCGCTAAATTTTTCGTCAGTCATATCTACACTGGCAGAAAACTTGTGAATGTCCTCATTGAGCGTTTTCTTGTTGTTTTCAACAAAGGTATCATTGATATTCTTCGTGATGAAGAAAACATCGCCATTTTCATCAATCTCAATGCCGCCTGTTTGTTTCATCTTCTCGATGGTTTCTTCATCAATCTGTACACCTTTGAACCCCATATAAGCATTCGCAAACGTCTCAATCTCATTTGTGCTATCGCTCCGAATTTTATCGTATGCATCAATAAGGGTTTCAACCTTCTCAAAATCTCCTTTTTCCTCATCATTGTTTGAAAAAAGAATGAGTGGAACGAATTTAAACAAATGAGGGATAGTTTTTTCGTTCGGATCCAACACAAATGCATCATTGATTTGTGTATAAAAAGAAACGTTTTCATCGTCGTACCATTCAACCTTTATTACATCCTTATCTTGGCTGTCTTTTACTGTATAGTAACGGATCCCATTAGTTATAATTCCTTTTTGCTCAATGAATACTGTCTCCCATGGAAAAACATTCATTACACGTTCGTTCCCATCCGGATCGATGTAAAGCAACCGGGATGCATAGCCGCAAATACTCATAATCTTCCCAAGCTCAGCGTCTAAATCTTCGATAGCGTTTAAAACGTGAAAATCAGATAGCTTATCCTTCAATATTTTATATTGGCTATCCTCATAGCTTCGTTTATCAATCTGGTAAACGATGGGCTTTCCAAAAAGATAACCAACAACTTGATCGATGATGTAACCTCGATAATCATGAACTAATTTGTTGTTCGGTTTTTTAGGATCTTTTATAACCCTACTTTGAATCGGTATCCCTTCCCCGTTATAACGATTGTATAAGCCTATCATCTTCTCACGATGAGGCTTATGCCATTCAAGTACTTTTTTTATGACATCAGGTATGGATTTTTCTTGGACATTCATCTGTATGGTTGAACGTTTCATGGCTTCACCTCGCTTTCAATTAGTATAAGGATGGAACAGCTTTTGCTTTGACTTTACCGAATAGAATCGTATTAACAAAGTACCTGTCAGCGTCCATTTGGTGGTCGTATTGTTTAACCGGCTTATCTTCGCCGCGTTGTAGAGCTTTTTCATCCCAAACGTATGAACTGTACTCACGGAAGGTTTCTTTGCAAACATCGCAATATTTGATTAACCCGCTTGTTAAAGCCGAGGCAACATTCCTTATTCCTTCAAGCACATCATTTTTAGCTCTTATTACTTTCCAACCTTTTTTCTTTAAAAGAATAATAAAAGAGCTTGCCGATGGGTCCACGATAATCCTATTCGTAAGACCGTTTGCAAACTCAACTAAATCCTCATAATATTCTTCATCAGACTTTTGGATATTCTTTTTGCGGGCATCATGATGATATTCCTTCACTTTATACCAAATACCATCACATAACCCCCATAAACCGAATGCCATAGGATTTTGTGTTCCGTAGTCACAAGATATATAGTATTGCTTGTACTGCCTTGGATGAGAAGGTACAACATGTTCTTTTTCGTTAAACATGCTGTATATTAATCCCTCTGCCATTACCCATAACCCAAGGATATAGCGTTGATAGAAAACGCCACTAAACATACGTTTATAACGTTCTTTCACTTTTTCGGAAAGCGATAGATTGTCATCCATATTAAATTGCAGGTAATAAACACGTTTCTCTTTTTTCTTGTCAATCAGTTCAGTTTTAACAAAGTGATATGGAGATCCTGGGTTGCAGTTCATGAATATTTTTGCTCCGTCGACAGAACAACGACCAATCATTTGGTCTACAAATGACTGCGGAAACAGTGCAACCTCATCTGCTAGTGCTCCAGCAGCCGTTAAACCTTGAAGCGTATCTTGGGAATTTTCTTTGTTGGCACCAAATAAATAATAAGTATTCCATCCAATGATAATATAGTTTTCTGAACGGTTGTAATCGTATTTCCAACCCCATGCAGTCAATATTTGAAGCATAGGATTAATAACGTTACGCTTTAGAGCTCCAATTGATTTTCCAGCAATGATAAATGATTCACCTTTAAAGTTTTCTTGCGTCCACTGCAAAAAGCTACATATCATGGCGATTGTTTTACCGGAACGAATAGCACCGTCAGCAATCACCATATCATAATCTTTATAAGGCGAACCATCCTTCCACCACCATAATAGCTTTAATTGTTTGGGCGAAAATGGTTTAAATAAAAACGCTTTTGGTTTACGTTTTTTAATCTTCCGCATCTTCATCACCAAACAATTCTTCTAGTTGTTGTTTATTCGGAGAAGTAGCTTTAATAAAATCTTGGATTACTTCTGAATTATTTTCATCATCGCTGCCACTAATCAATGCAACCTCTGCCTTCGTCTTCTCAATACCCAATTTCATCTGCTCCAACTTCAATCGACGCTCATCATCTTCATGGGCCAATTCGTTGAATTGTTTGATCAGGCTTCGCAACTCACTCATGGCTCTTGATTGAGCATTAAGAAAAGTTGCATGCTTATCCCATGCAAATTGGACCTCGTATTCTTTCTCACTAACTTCCATGTTTTCAGTGAGTGTGTTCTTCTCTTTTCTTAGCTCTTTGGTCAAGTCGTCTTGATCGGAAACGAACATAATCTGTTGAGCCCGGATGATTGCAGCATACTGAATCATGATCTGGTCATATATCAAATCTGCCGGTGATTTTTCATCCAACATTCCCATGATCTCAAGAGTTTCCGCTGGAATGTATTTGGAGAAGAAGCCGTGTTTTAATGCGTTTTGGTTTCCTGTAGGCGCTCCACCTTCATTTCCAACTGCATTCTTATTACCTAATGGCGCTCCCCTTTTCCGTTTGGTAACGTTACCTTTTGATTTAGTAACGTTACTATTCAAAGCTTCATCCCATTTATCTTGATTTTTCCATTTTCGAATTTGTGAATCTGAAACACCCAGTTCGGCGGCAATGTCTTTTAGTTTCTTTTTTCCGCCACTCTCTTTCCAAATCTCGAATGCTTGATCTCTTTTTGGATTTCTTGGTCTTGCCACGTCACATCACCGCCACCTCCGTCATATTTGAGTTGTTTTGGACAAAAGAAAAAAGTACTCTAAAGAAGAGTACTTACCAATCAATTAGTTCATTTTCTTCTATTTCAAAACATTTTAAAAATAAATCATATAAGTACTTACAAGCCTCTTCCCCTCCACAAAATTCTGGTGATAAGGCCACTGTAATAACGTTCCAATTAGCTAAATTCCTAAGAAACACTAAATTTTCAATTATTTGAGATTCATTTTTCAGATTCGGATTTGAATTATAACTATTAGAATCATTAAAATAATCAAGATCGATATCTAATATTAACTTTTTGCCTTTTTCATTTTCTAAAAAAGTTTCTTGTAAAGATTTAAACTCCTCTACAGATTGATAACGGTAAATTCTTTTATTGTGCTTTTCCAAATTATCAAGGAGTTTTTTTCCTAGGGTGTCATCTCTTATATCATTTCGGTTGTAATCTGCTAATGAATTTTGTACTTGCTCCCTCAAATTCTCATGATTTAATTCTGTTTGAGGATCGTCAGAAACATAATAGACATTCCCAAGTGTGTTTCTAATTATCGCAGGCCATATAAAATTATCAATCCTCATATATTGACGATCAGGTATTTGGCCTGTCGAGAAATCAAATCTCTTCCCAAACCGTATCGCAATTTCAGGAGAATCTATATCTTCCAATATACCTTCCATTTCAACAGCCTCAGGTAGATCATCCAAATGAGAATCTACATGAATTAATGTAGAATAGGTATCGATTGATCCCTTTAATCTCTCGATTTCCCAAGCAGAAAATGCATAATTATGATCCCTCATGAAATAAACATTTTTATTTTTTAATTTCTTTCTCCATTCGCTGTTTTTCATCCAGTTGTCCAAAGAATCCATCTCCTTTCGCCTACTAAATTCGACAAAAGGAGACTATTTTCCTGCATCTTTGGGTTCAAAAACCAAAAAACGCCACCGCAAGGTGACAAATCAATTTTCTAAACCTTTTTCATTATAAAGTGGCATCCGTAAGACAAAAATGCTTTTGGCAAAAGAAAAAGCACCGCATGGGTGCTTAAAAGTTCGTTCTACTTCCGTCATACAATTTGTTCAACTTCCCTTTACCCAAACAAATTGGGCATTTCTCATCAAACATTTCCCTGCCACTAGGACTGTATCGTTTATTATCTCTACTCTCTATTGATCTATTTGTTCCATAATCTAATCGCTTAGGAGTATCGAACCAGTTTAATTTTCGTCCAGTACCTTCGCATTGCGGACACTTAACAACTCCCAAGTCACTAGCCATATCGATTCGCCGCCTCAACAATCATTTACTATATTTTATCAAATGAATAAAACAAAAGCACCCGATTATTCGGATGCTTTATATGTTAAGTTTATTATTTTTTAGTAACATCTCAATCATATCTTTGTTTTCAATAATTCTTTTTGTGATTGCACTTACCATCTCATAAGGTTTATCATACCTTTGTATTCCGCTGCTTGTTTTTATATATAGTGTTTTTCCATTATCAAAATATATAGCTATTGGGTCATAAGGTTTTTTTACTATAATCTCTAATACATAACAATCCCATATTTTCCCTTCGCCTCGTTTGTTTACGCTATGCCATATCATTTCAAAATAATCAAAGCTTACGGGAGGTTTTATATTATATATTTTGTTGTTTATCAAATTCAATATTTTATCTCTTTGTTTATACTCTAGAATTAATCCTCTCACAATTCTGTCGTCGTCAATACCAAAAAAAATACGGCCTCCATTACCGTTCAAAAAACTAACAACATATTCGCTTACCTTTTCTTTTATTAAATTATATATCTCGTCATAATTATCAGAATATCGAGGTGACTTTAACTCCATTTCATAATCTTCTGATAAAAATACCGCCTCTTCATTTAAATAAAATTCATAATACATCTCTGTTTTCTCTTCTATAACTTCATCTTCTAAATAATACACTCCTCCGGATATACACCATGCTTTATCCACCAATTCCGTATCATAGTGGTCTAAAGAAAATAGTTTTTTAAGCAATCGCGATTTATTGATTGTTCGAATTTGTTCCATTAAAACGATATAATCCGAATCCAATCCATATTTATTACGATCTATTTTTACATGAGTAGGTAATTTAGGCTCATTAATTTTATTTGTTAAGGCAGCGACTATCACAGTAGGAGAAAAAATATTGCCTATATCATTTTGAACAATTAAGGCTGGTCTAACAAACTCTGACTCCATAAATTCATTTGGTGATAAATTTACAAGGTAGACTTCTCCTCTAAGAACACTCATAATTTCCCTCCTTCCGCCAACACAATTCGACAAAAGGAGAAAATTTCCTTCATCACACAATAGAAAAGCACCCTGAAGGATGCTTTATCCATCAATACCCAAAATGTTTTTTAACTCCATTTTTGCATATTCCTTTAAAACTGCAAATGATACTTGACCTAATTCTAAGCCTTTTGATTTAATTCCACCTTTTATTTTTGCCCAAATATTATCATTTTTAATCGCATCAATAAAATCATGCCCATCCCAAGTAAGCCCTTTAGCCAACCACATTCCATAAGAATCTTTAGTATTTAGAGGTTTTGCTTCAATTAGTCCTGCTTGATAAAGCAGTTTTATATGATAAGAAATCACTTTGGGGTCATATTTTTCAATTACCACCGAATCCCAATTATTTACATCTTGTTTTTCTTCTAAATGCAGAAGTATTTTTCTAATTAATTCCATATCTCTTTTCATCTTTCCATCTCCCTCCGCCAACACAATTCGACAAAAGGAGACTATTTTCCTGCATCTTTTGGTTTAAAAACCAAAAAACACCACCGAAAGGTGGCGCTTTGATCAATTAGATGGCTTACCAACCAGGGAGGTTTCCGCCTCCCCGTCCTGCCTTCCATTCTAGCATGCCGATTTTTCATTTGTCGAAATTGTATCCTTTGGAACATTTGGAACATCTGGAACATTTTTCGCTAATTGTTCCACTATAGAATCTTTCAACCTTCTAATATGAGAATGAGATAACCCCATATGCATTGCAATCCATCTGTAACTTTTCCCATCTAACAACCAGTGCAGCACTTCAAATTCACGCTCATCCTGAATGACATGAATGCGATCTTGAATCATTTTCACTTTCCGTTCATACTGCTCGATCTTTTGCCAGCGCTTTTCCCGGCGCAAATATTCTCTATAAATCGGATCGCCAGTTACACCTTTTGGTTTTGGAAGAGATGCTTCAATGCCATATTGAGCAGTCAAACCCTCCCCGGCATCTTTCATTGAATCTCTTAATATTTTTATAGAATTTATCATCCAATGATAATCTTTTAGGATTTGTTCGATTTCTTTCTTATTCATCCCGATCATCTCCTTGTTGATCATGAGTAAACCCATAACGCTTAACGCACCGATAAAACGGACATAAATGCCCTTTCAGTAGCCAAAAACATCCTTTGCAATGGTTATCAGAAACTCGAATTTTCATTGTTTCATCTCCTTCAAGAACTATTGATTCCAAACAAAAAAGGACACCAAACAACGCCTAAGCGTCATTCAGTGTCCTCGGTTTTTCCGTTAGACAAAAAATTTTCAAAATGAAACTTTTATAAATATTTATCGTAGTTATTAAAAGTACAAAATTTCCAATAAAGGAGCGAGGTAGTAACATGATTACTTATTATCCTATACTTAATAACCTACCGGCTGAGATTGCGGCATATCAAGCATTAAAGGAGGAAACAAAACTAGCAATAATACCAATCATCCAATCTAAGCGTATTAAAAGAAGCAATTTAGATCGCTGGTGGAACAGCTTCAATACTCTAGGAAGATATTTATCAAGTAAACTTGGTACAAAGGAATTTATTTATGATTTCACTTCAGCATTCGAATTTATCGGTAACATTAACGAAGAGTTACTAACTGACAACGGTGATAATTTAGTAGAGTTTTGTGCTAACAACATGGATGAACATAATTTGAATTATATACCTTGCTTACATTATGATTCTCCAGACTGGTATATAGACTCTGTAAATAATCTCAACAAAGAGAAAGTTGCTATTCGTGTAAGAGTCCATAACTTTGCAGACTCTTTAGATCAGTTCGTCAAACAACGATTAGAACAAGTAATACAAAAATCGCTTACTAACACAAATAATATAATATTGATTCTTGACTTCTATAACAATGTAAACCTTGGAAGAGTCCAAACAGCAATTAGTAACTTTAGTAGTTTGGAACATTCAGAACTTGTGATATCCTTGACATCTTGTCCAAATGACCTATCCAGGATTAGTCCAATATCATTTTCAGAAGCAGCTCCACGTGATGACATCAATTTGTTCTTTGACTTAATAGAGCAAAACCCTAATATTGGTTATTCAGACTATACAGTAAGGTTAACCCCCGAACCAGAAGAAACAGCAATTATCAACTACAACACCACCTATTTAAAAATAATTTATACAGCAGAAGATTACTATATGGTTGGTAAATCTAGTTTAAATAGAGATGACGGAGTTGACAATTTCATAGATGTTTGTCAGCAAATTGTTGATCATGATTGTTATTCTGGTCCAAATTTTTCTAATGGCGACTTAAAAATTAGTAATTGTGCTAACGGGTTAACTGAAATAAGAAGCCATTCTGCTAATATAGAAATAGGTGTAAATCATCATATCGAATTTGTAGTAAACCAGTTATCGAATATCAATTAAGCCAAGGTTCTCTATTCTTGAGTGTTGAATAAACATACTCTCTGATTGTTTTTATATCACATTCTTTTAGAATTAGCTCAAATAAAAGACCTTTTCGTAATTTCTTCATACTTTTTGGGTAACCTAAAAAGTCAACAAAGCCTTCTAGTTCTTTTTTCCAAAGCAAATTCAACAGCAATTCCTTATCTTGGGACGCAACTTTGCGTCCTTTTCTTTTCTGAACAAGTCTTACACCGGTATTAGTTTTATTCACTAAGATGATTCCCCACCAATGTGGAACTAATTCCTTAACTTCTTCAAAATATTTTTTGTCAACTACAATTGTCATTCTTTCAAACAAACGATTATAATAATCCATTTGTCTAGGTAATCTAGTTAAGGTATCACTTTCACTTTTTATTTCATACCCATGCAGTATTCCGTTTATTACGGCAATATCCACTCTCGATCTTCCATTGTGTATACCCATTTCATTTACTATTCGAGTTTCAGGATCATGATAATATTTTTTGTTAAGTTCCTCTAAAAGCACCTTTCTTATATCTTGGTCTTTTAGTTTTTCCATGATTTTTGTTCACCTTTCTTTGCTTCTTTCCAAAATACATGCTATCACAAACAAGAAAATTAATTAATACTTCACCGTTAATTTAGATTCTCCTTTTTATTATTTTTTACAGAGTATTCTTTTTAAATTTTTCTTTTTACCGTTGTTTCTAATCGATCTACCTTTCCCCCAAGTGTCACAACCACAGTCTCACCGTAATCTGGAAGTTCATGTGCTATCAATTTTCCGTCTTTCACTACATACATTTTTTTATTATCCATAAGACTAATTTCAGCCGTCATTTTTTCTATGTTGATATTCACCGGAATCCCTCCCGTGCTATAATAAAGTTAGCCCACATTGCCGGGAGAGATCTCGGCGTTTTTTCTTTATCGATCAACTACTTTTCTTCTTCCAGCTCTCCACTTCCAATCCACAACGCCAATCCTTTTCGGTCTATTGGAAAGATCGCATTTCCATCCTGTGCGAATACGTTCTAGCTCATCTTGAGAAAGTTTATAGACTTTTACTTCCCCATGCATTCCGTTCCCCCCATAACTTCTTTCAATTTTTCGTAAATAAAACTTCTCGTACCTGGACCGCCCTCATTCATCCGATCGATGCATTCTTTTATTGCGTTCTCATATCGTTCAATCTTGTCTAACATGTGCCGGCGATTGAAAATAGCACCGGTATTCTCATATTTCATTTCGTAATATTCCGCTTTCTCCGCCTGCTCTATGAGCCATTCGATTGTTTCAATATCTGACTTTTCCACTTTTATGGGTTCATTGACTTGGTAAAAATCTTTCATTTCCGACACTATCTTTTTTGCGAGAACTAACATTCTGTAGCTCATTCCGATCCCTCCAATAACTCGTATATGTTGCCCTCGTATATGTTGCCGATGACTTCTGTTTCAACTTTTCTTCATCCTTTCCGACAAAAAATTCAGCAAATGCTCACGGATTTTCCACGCCATTTTCGGACCGATCCCCTCGATCTCCTCTAACCGCCCTAGCCATTCCATCATGATTTCTGTGTCTTGTTTCATTTGCTGCTTGGCCCCAGCTGAAAATCCACGGTTCCAAGCTGCCATAACCTCTGTATGAAAGGGAGAAGAAGCCTGCTTCTCCCGTTTCAGTTTGCGGAGTGTGCTGCCCATTGGATCACCTTCATTGTTCGGATTATTTTCGTAATGTGCATTAATCTTCTTCTTTTTCTACAATCATTTTTTCAATTTGCGGTTCGTCAATTTCTTTTGAACAATGCCAACAAATAGAAACATGGCTATTTTCAGAATCCCAAGCAATTTGTTCAGCTTCTTCTTTGTTATTTGCCTCAAATTCTCCAATATATTTCGTTCCTGTTACAACACCATAAACTTTGTATTTTGGCATAAAATTCACCCTTTCTTATTTCACAGTTTGAATCAACCCCGAATCTTTGGAATCTCCGTTCTTGTCAGTGCTTCGCAAAATTATCGGAATGTGTATTATGACACATACAGTAAATTCAATATCTCGTTATACCATTCTTCGTTGTCAAACTCCGATGACATATGAGTTGCAGTAGGTTTTTTTTGAAATGGCTCATACACGTAAAAATGACCACTCGTTACATTGACAGCAACCTGTTTAAGCCGATCATATATATCTCTCAAATAAATCCAATCACTACCATTTTCTTCAAAAGCAGTTGCATCAACTTCCCAACCCTGTTGTTCAGCATCTGAAATAATCGCTTCTAACTTTTTTAATCCTTTAAACTTTTTCATTTCCTTTTCTCCTTTCTTATTTCGCAGTTTGTGTCAACAACTAATCTTTGGAATCTCGCTACCGATTTTGCCTTGCAACCTCAAACACTCGGTTTCTATCATCAAGCGATCGCCATACCCAATGTTTTTTCTCATACTGATCAAACCAATATGGTTCGAAGTCTGCCCGTTGAACATAGCCTTGTTGTGTCCGTCCGTCTTCGTACAACCACACATCAACCCACAAATACTCGTCATTGCGCCTAATGATCGCTGAATAGTCCTCTTGTTTGCCGTCCTTCCAATTCCATTCGTATGTCTTGGTGTATCCGATCGCTTCCCAGCCGGGAAAAGCACTCTGTATCCTGTTCAATATGCTGATATCCGCTATCTGTCCGTCTTCCACAAAATCAAAGATCGTCATCTGCATTGTAGTTACCCCCGAATCTTTGGAATCTCCGTTCCTCCTAAATGTTTGCAATCATTCCCCATCCTGCTACTACATTTCCGGAACAAGCGACAGCGTGTCATGCACGCCATCAGCTTGTCTTCCTCGATAACCCATTTAGGACGATCGTCAATGATCATGACTTGCATTTCATCCGCTCCTTTTTTGCTTCTCTTCTTCGCTTTTTCAATTCATCCAATTCAATCCAACCCCCGTATTTTTTGACATATGTAATCAAGCTGAGTTTGTGGGGATATTTTTTCTCAAATAACTTTCTCTTAATCTTGAAAGCTTCCGTTTCGATACCCTTTACATCAACAACCTCAATAGTCCCGTCTAAATGATGAACTTCAAAATCCGCGATATACTCTATTTTTCTATAAGACTTTCCATCTTTTTCAAATGCTTCTTGGAGCAAATACCTTGGCTGTAATCGAAAAAACAATATTTGCTTGTTATTCTGTAACCATTTCAATTGATCGTAATATTTGGCTTCGATTTTGCTGTCGAAGACGTGTCCGTCTACTTCAACTTTTTTGGATTTGTACTTTGATGCACTACTCAAAACAATCGCCCTTCCTTCGTCCAGTTGTCATACATGCGCTGCAATCCCTCATCCTTTTGATTTTCAAAGAATGATCTGCTGTATTTTCCGGAATCCATTGTTGCGAAATATAGATAATCAATGATGCTTTCGCGCTCTCGTTTGGTCATTAGTCCCCTTTAACCTACCTTTCGCTCATTGTGCATACTTCCACACATAGCCTCCTGCGGTTTTTACCCTTCCAGAAACACAATGTTTTATCGTAGAAATCCCGTTTATACGTTCTGCCTCCCGTATGCCATCATAAACCGCTAGCACTTTCATAGTTTTTGGATCAATTTTGCACACTCTTTTTTTGCTAGATTGAAATTTTGTTTTTAATTTTTCTTTTTTCTTTTTAATGGTTTCGGCATTATATTCATCCTTGAAAACCCACGAATATCCACCGGCAAAATTTCTTTGATTTGAACAAACTTTATAAATCGCCCCATCATCTATACGCATCTCTTTACTTGCCAAAATGATACTTGGGAACTCTCTCAAAACTTCAAATGTATCTTTATCTAACATATAAACAGGTCTAATTCCATTGCCTAACACGTAACAAGAATGCAATGCATTTTCACTTTGTGTAACAATTTCTAAGTTGGACACATTGTTATTTGCCTTATTTCCGTCAATATGATTAACAGTCATCCCATTGCAAATTTCTCCAATAAAAGCTTCAGCGACCAATCTATGAACAAATACTTGTTTCATCTTCCCATTTTTTAGCAAGTTAATTCTTATATAGCCTTTGCGATTCATAAATGTTTTTAAGATTTTAGGTTTATTCGGATCTTTTAACGACATAACACGACCTTTATTGCTAACCATGTATTCACCTTCGTAACCAATAACATCTCTCCATAATTCCTTCATTTTTTAATACACCCCTGAATCCTGTCTCCGATGATTTTCTGCGTTCTTTTTCATATAGGCTTGTTCGATCTCCGACCATGTGAAACCGAGCATTTCGCCTAAATGAATAAATTTAGCGAATAATAACTCGTAACTTAATATTCCTTCTTCGCCGTATTCGCCGTAATATACTTCGTTCGTCATATACATAATTGATAAAAACTGCCAAACAATTGTTTCGCTTTCTGCCATTCCACACGATTTCCATTTTTCAATTTCAATATCGATAGAATCTTGTTGAATAATCTCCAAACCAATCGACAAGATGAAGTGAAGGCAATCGACGTATTCTTCAAGCAACGGGTTGTATTTTAAAAGACCGTCAGAACAACCGTATTCATCGCAAGAGCCGTAATCTGTTCCGCATGGACATTCATCATATGCTAGTGTGCGTGGTTTTTGGTTATTGCTCCAATATTTGAAGAATCTAGCCTCATTCGCCAGCTCTCCAATCTCCACTTGCAACGCAAGAATTTTCTTCGCCAGCCGATCTTCACCGTCTTGTCTCGGATGTTCCCGTTCAATCCTTTCGTCCAGCTGGCGTTGCAGTTCAAACAACTTTGATAGATTCATCGTTCATCCTCCTAAAACAATATTCCGATCAAAAATCCCAAGATAAATCCTATCGACATGGCTAGTATTGAAAATACCGCATAAGTCAGAGTGTATGTTTTCACGATTGCACCGCCCTTTGAGTTGCGAGAATATGTTTCAAAGTATAGTAATCCAAATCGTATATTGATTGACCTTGATGTTCATGAACTCCTAGATCAATTAGCTGTCTAATAACAATTTGCCGCTTCAACTCCTGACTCAACCAGACCTTCTCAATCAATTTTCGACATCTCCTTCCCGATCTTGATTCTCTCTGCTATATACATGTGTTCAAGTTCTCCAAGTGAGAGCTCGTACAATTGCCGGCCGTCCTCCGCCTCGTAAATTTCGTGGTTAATTAGCCAATCAATTAGAAACTTCTTTCGCTTTTCGACCGCTTCTTTCGCTGCCATTGCGTTTAATACCCTCCATTCTCTTTGTTAACTCTAAGAACCATTCGAGATCCTTTGTATCTAGCGCAATGTCGATCAATATGTTCAAATCATCGTCACTAATAGATTGATCAAGTTTTTCAATGCGATAAACTTCAAACATGCAGAGATTGTTTCGATATCCATAGAAATATTTTTCATCGCTATTAATAAATTCCGTGTAAACCTTTCTTAGATAAACATTTTCAGATTCCGAAATATAATCAACGTACCCATAAACATAACGTTCATTGACCTTCACTCTCACCCAATCCCCGACATTGATCACCTACTACACCTCCTAAATCCGCCCTCGTCTGGCTCGATCCATGGCTAATATCGCCACTTCGTCTGGATCACGCTCAAAATGTTCAGCAAGTTCTTGTACGATCTCAAAAGATGTTTTTCCATCCTTTTTCAGCTCTTTCCAAAGCCGGTCAAATTCCTGCACTTCTTTCGAATCCCAAACAAAATTGAGGTTTTCACAAGCTATATAAAGCATAGGATCAACCACTCTTATACTTTCGAATTCGTTCAAGTAGTTTTCTTTTTTCTTCCTCAAAGTCTGCAATATTTTGAATTTCATCAACTGTAGTTTGTGTATCATGTACCCATTCCGGTACTATCTCTTGCCGTATTGGTTTCTTAGGATATTTCTCTTGTGCTTTTCTTTGTTGATAAGCTATCCGTTCAGCTCGAACTTGTTCAACGGTCGTTAATTTTTTGCTTGCCCAGTCTCTAAGAATGGTTTCAACGTAATTCCAAGAACGAGCTCCATTTTCAACAGCTATTTTCATAGCTTCTAAGACAAGTTCTTCCGACAAATCATCGATCCACATGGAGATTTTTTCAGCAATGTACGGACTGATTGTTCCAAATCCGTTTTGTTCATAAAATTGAAACGCATTTATCGCACGCGCGTCTTCTTCTTCTTTATTTTTTTGTTTTGTTTCGTTTTGTTTATGTTTAGGTATAGTCAAGCATTGGTCATTTGATTGGTAAGTTGATTGGTAAGTAAATTGGTCATGTGATTGGTAAGGTAATTGGTCAAGTGAGTTGACCAATGATACTATTTCATAAATCGGAGCCTTACCTTTTTTGCCCTTTTCGTATTTAATTAGCCCTTTTTCTAAAAGCTTTTTTCGAGCATCAACAAGTCCTTGTTTTGAAAGACCTGTTAATTTCTCTACTGTAGAATTGGGAGCATTGAAACGTTCTTTCCAGCCAGTCATATTGTTTATGGCCATTAAGGTATGCCATAACACAATTGCACTTGTGGGAAGATCGTTCAGTAGCAACCAATTCGTAAAAGCTTTTAGTTCTTTAATGTAGTTCATAGGGTCACTTCCTCTCACAAATCACCGTCATTCCCTCAACCCTTATCGGTTTTAAGCCTGGATGGCTGTTCCGGATGTAGCCTTTGATATACTCGATGTATAACTTCTTGTTTCCGGCAGCCATCCATCGATAACAGTCAGGTATAGAAACAGGTATTTCGATCATTCAATATCAAAACTCTCCTGCTCAAAGGCGCTTGGTTTTTCTCCCTCTTTTGGTTCCTCATCTTCTGTAAGCTCAACAGCTTCTCCATCAATTGTTTCAAGTTCTTGTGCTTCGTCTGTGATATCCTTTACCTCTCTCGTTTCTTCATCTTCACTAAATGCTTTTTGCATTTCGATAGAGAGAATTCCCCATTTGGAAAGCATATTTCGTATAACGGTCTTCATCGCCATTGCATCATAATCAGATTTCCAAACGTTATTTAAGGCCGTTTTATCTTTCATTTTGTTATGTTTGATTCGATGTGCTTCGATCTGATCTTTAGTCCAATAAACGGTTTTTTCAAATCCGTTGATCAACTTAAAATAGCCACAATATCCAATAACCTTATCACTTGTAGCGCCTTCCAAGTCCAAATCAATTTCTTCCGTCAGCCTGTTCCATTTCTTTAATTCACCTTCGTAAACAGGAATCACGTTGATCGCTTTATATTGGCCGGTCCTCAATGCTAATTGAATATAGCCCTTATATCCAAGCTGGAATTGTGCAACTTTATGACCTTTTTTACTGTCGTAAAACGGGACAATCCATGCATAACCAAGATTCTTGTCTACCGGTAAATCTAAAGAAGCTGCTACCATCGCACTTGAAATAATACTCATAGGTTCGGCTTCCCTTAAATTTGGATCACCGTTATATAAATTTAGAAGAGAAGCCATAAACTGTGGCGCTTTTTTATCCAAAACTTCTTCAAACTTTTTCTTCATTGTCGGTGTATTTAGCAATGATTTCAGGCCGAGCGCTTTGGGATCCACTTGCTTTGCTACTGTATTTTGTTTATTTGCTAATTGATTTTTCAGACTGCTATTTGTAGCCATAAATTAAGTCAACTCCTTAACACTAAATTTCCGATATGTTGTATTTTTTAAAACCTCTTGATATATATTGGGGTACTTTTCCTTTAAAACCTTTGTATCTACTCGATTTTGGGTAACAGGTTTCCAATTGACTTGATAATTTTTAACAATCCCTATCTCTGCATCTTTTAATTCGTTTTTAAGCTCGTTTTCTGTCTGTCTAGCGATCTCTTGAAGCGTTTTAATTTGTTCTTTTAACTCTAAATAATGGTCCAATTTTTCCTTATAAGAGTATTCAAGATCAACAATTTTCCCAGGTTCTGCCTCTGCATACCGTTCCTTTAAATACTGTTCTGCTGCCGACGATCCATCTAATGCAGGAGGAATATTCTTTTCAACGTGATTTTTCCAAAAATCAATTTCCGCTTGGAAAATCATCTGGATTAGTTCATCATCACGTTCGATCTCTTTCCAGATGAATTTTTGTCCGCCGATCAAAACTGCGAAATACCCTTTTTTGTACTCTGGACCAAGAACGCCGAGATAATGCTGTACTTGAACGATGTATGCTTCCGGTATTTCATCACCTTCCCATTCTTTCGAGAGAAAAGCAGAAGCTGTTTTGCATTCCAATATAGCTTTCTCACCGACAACGAATCGGTCGATATTTGCGATAAGGAATTCATGATGAGGATGTTGAAACATCACATTTCGTTTCCGTACTTTTTTCCCCGATCTTTTTTCGAATTCTTTTGCAACTAAATCTTCCAGAAGTGTTCCAAAGTACGCAGCATCATTTTGTATTTCTTGCGGAACAACCTGACCCGTTTTTTCAAGCCACAACTCGAATGGAGTTTTGTATTTGTTCAAACCTAAAACTACAGATGCATCAGAGCCACCAATCCCTTTTGTTCTTGCTTCGAGCCATTCTCGACGATCCATATCAGATGTTTTAGCAATAACTTGCATACAATCGCTCCCTTCGAATATAATGAATGTAAATCGATTTGTTTTTTAGGAGCTCACTTGGCAGAGTGAGCTTTTATTTTGCAATCTTAAATTTGAAACCCAAAACATCTTCTAAATACTTTTCGAGGTTCTCTTGAAGGACAATATCACCACCTACATCCACAATGTCATCACCGAACAATATTTCGTCTCCAAAGTAATCTACTCCCCAATGGCAAGAATCTACCGGCTCTGGATAGCCTGTCCGTAACGTTCTCGTGATCGCTGGATGTTCGAGCATAATCTCACCTTCCTGTCTTAGTTAATTTCAAACTCAACACCACCTTCCCACTCGTCAATAATGACATCGACCATTTTGCTAAGTTTAAATGTTTCGCCATCTTTGAATGCTACAATCTCACCTCCCATGTCACTAACTCCCCAAAAATAACCTACAAGTCGACTTCTGACATATTCGCGGTCAGATTTGTTATCTTCAACAAATCGCAAGATGAAATCTTTGATATCGACGCTATTTTTGCCAGCAGAAATGATGACTTTTACCAAAATACTCACCTCCTTATAGCCTGTCTCATCAGCGCCGGTAGGCTAATTCCGGCGGACCGGGAAAGTTCCCGGTTTCGACTTTTTGTGTTATAATAGATTTAGCGAATAATTTTTTTGCAGTAAGCTTTTGCTTGCTGCTTTTTTATTTTTCTATTGAATACCAAACGATCATCAACCCACTAGCTACAAACAACAGTCCCCAGTAAGCAAGTATTTCGATCATTTCATACCCCCTAAGACCCTAAACCCCGCTGATACCAATGCATCCAAGAATTGTTTTTCCGTATGAATTTTTTTCATAGTCTCTAATGATCGAATCATGTCGTAACAACGTTTGATAGCAGTATCATAGTCTTGGTCGATCATCTTTCCCTCAACATCAATCATCAAATCTCTGACACACTGCATCTCTTTTGCCATTTCTGAGTAATACCGTTTTTCGTATGAGTTCATTCCATCCACCCTTTCGCTTTCCAAGTTGGTATCCTGCTTTTATATGCTTCTTTCCACGAAATCTGATATTCAGCACAAAGAATGGCAGCTAAGTTCTTTGCCCAGGCTTCAACATCTAACAACTCTCCTATTGTATCTTTGATACGTTGCCTTTCTTCCGGTGTCACAAGTGTTGGTGACTTAACAAGACTTACTTCCTCAAGGGTTTTGATTGCTTCATAAGCCTCTGTTATTGTCACTTCCTCAAAGGCTAATCGATGTTCTTCTACTGACTTCCCTCGAAACACCGGTGGTGAACAATGATCCGAGAATTTATGTAGTATCTCCATGATGTAAAAAGGGTTATCTAGTTTTCTTATTGAATGTTCTGCTATGTCTGGTTGCATCTTTCGTCGATTGTTTTTGTAATGGGAAACCAATTGCTCAGATATGTTCAAATCCCACGCTAACTGCACTCCTGATATTTCTTCATCTTCAAGAAGCCGACCGACGGCTTCACCGACATATTGCGCTTGCATGCAAATGAATTCCCCCTTTTGTATTAATTGGTATATTTTTCTATACACGAATAAGAGTTAATATTAATTCACGAAACCTTTTTCGGGATCCAGTTTTCGATATAATTCAATGCCGCTTGAAGTTCTTTCCGTTTCACGTCTTTGTAACTTGCTACTGCGAAACGGTCTTTTATTTCTCGATAGATTTCACGGAATAAACGTGATCGTTCTTTTGGATCATCCGATAGTCCATAAACTTTTGAAGCAACTGATTTTTGTAGTCGGCGCTGTTCACCGCTTGTAAGAGTAATTTGTTCTTCCACTTTGTTATCAATCTGCGAAACTAACTTTCTAATTTCATGCTGCTCTTGTTTAATAGACTGCGTTTCTTCCACAAGATCGGCTGTAGTACGAAGAACAGTTACGAGAGCTTGGTCTTTAGAAAGAGGAACAACATTTTCTTTCATCCGGTAATATTCATCGACTAACATTTCGTATGCGTCCCAGGCTTGATCAGTATTTAGTGATTTTGCATGAAGCCAAGCGCCTTTTTCTGTCCAGAGATATAATGCCGATGCTTGTTTATGAACCAGTTCCGAATTTCGGAAGTCGTTCTTAAACTGTTTAAGTTTTTCGCCTTGAAGTAGGAAAAAGTGCTTTCCTTCCTTATAGCGTTCTTTATTCTCACTAAAATTTTTAGAAATGCGATCAGGTGAAGTTCCATAAGACTCAGCAAGTTGAAACGTCGTTAAAACTCGTTGCCCGTTTTGAACAATAGGTTGTAGTTGTTTCATCAAGAAGCCTCCTTTTCTTTTTGCTCTTGCTCTTTTTTCATATCAGCAAGGATTCTTGGAACCGAAGTTCTCATGAAGAACTCGACCATTTTTCTTTTTGTTTCTTCTGAGGGTTGATTCATCAGATCACCACCTTTCTAAAACAATATTTATGCTGTGTTAGATTTACCGCACATTTCGTGCGGTTTTGGTTCAAAAAAAATTTCTTGTACTGTCGTTTTATAATACTGAGCAATGCGAATTTTTATTTCATCTCTTGGAATTCTTTGACCATTTTCATACATCTGCAATGCACTAACACTTATACCAATATCTTTAGCTACTTTATGTCGAGGTGTATCACCACGAAGTTCCATTAATACTTTTCCGATTAATTGCTTATCCACTTTTCCACCTCCCATCCGCACATATCGTGTTGTTAATTATATAATAAACCACACTATTTGTGTTGTCAACACATTTTGTGCGGAAATATTACAATTAACACATTTCGTGTTATTATTTTTATAGGTGATGAAAATGTCTAACTTTGGTGATAGATTGAGAAAATTACGTAAAAATAGAGGATACTCCCAAAAAGAATTTGGGAAAATTTTCGACCTTAGTGAAAGTACTATCGGAATGTATGAGAGAGAGGAAAGGAAACCTGACTACGACACTCTAAATAAGTTTGCAGATTTTTTTGGTGTTTCTGTTGATTTTTTAATTGGAAGAACTGATAATCCTTCTACTGTTAGGGAAGAAAAAGCACCATATAATGTTGGTAAAGAAAAAAGCATTTATGACGAACAAAAAGAACTCTTACTAACCCCTGACGAATTAAAAATTCTTCAAGAAATCAAAAAACACCCAGTACTTTTCCACGATCTTGTCAATGCACCTGAGAAGAAAATTAAACAACTGATAAAAATGTGGAAGTTTATTAAACAAGACCTTGAAGACGATGACGAAGATTATGGAGACGGGTTCGGCGAACTTGATGATTAA